ACAAGACAGGTAGGCACTATAATCAGAGATAACAGTGAAAATAAAATTCCTAGTGCACCTAGAATGGCTGTGTATTTGACAGGACTTGAAATGGACAGAACAAGAACTGCAGATGCGACTTTTGTAAGCAAAATAAACATTAGAGAAAGAGCATACGATGAAAATAATGAAGAATATCTCAATATTCAAGGCGCCAATTACACTGTTGAAAGATTAATGCCTACACCTTATACTTTAGAAGTAAAAACAGATATTTGGACTACCAATACCGAACAAAAATTACAGATTTTAGAGCAAATATTGATGTTGTTCAATCCTAGTTTAGAATTACAAACCACTGACAACTATGTGGATTGGACCAGTCTTACTGTGGTTGATCTGACCAATGTGGTATTCAGCAGTCGTTCTATTCCGGTGGGAGTTGAAAGTGAAATTGATATTGCCACATTAACATTTAGCACCCCTATCTATATAAGTCCTCCCACAAAAGTTAAAAAACTAGGAGTAATTACAAAAATAATTACCAGTATTTTTAATGAAACTACAGGCACTATAGATTTAAGTATGAGCATGCCTGAATTGAAAGCATATTCTGAAAACGCAACTGATACTATCAGAGCCGACATAGACACCACGGCAGATGGTACTAGAAGCACAAGTACATCGGTGAGAGCAGATGCTGATGCAGTGATAGGTACTACTGCCAGTGACTATAATATTTTAGTGCTTAATAATACTGTGCAAATTATTCATCAAGGTCAGATAGGCACAACGAATTGGAGGAAAGTACTGGATGCATACCCAGGTCCATATCAGGCTGGAATAAGCAGAATAGTTTTAGAAAGAGCAGGTACTGATGCTACCATATCTGGCACTTTTGCAATTAATACACTAAACGAAAATCAGTTGATAGTCACTTGGGACGCAGAAACATTTCCTACAAATACTTTGATAAATGGAGTGACCAATAGAGGCACAGTGGATCTGATTGTAGATCCTATCAAATATAATCCAACTGATGACAAAGTAACTGGCTTAAGATTAATAATACTTAACGATATCAACCCAAGTGAGAATGTGGGTCAATCTTATGGTGATACTCCATACAATGAAATATATGACGGTCCAGACGCTTGGAAAAATAGTGATGGATCTGATTTTGTAGCATCCAGCAATGATATAGTAGAATGGAATGGCACTTCATGGAACGTGTTATTCGATGCCAGTGCCAATGAGACAGATGATTCAACTGATGTGACACACTATGTTACCAATCTAAATACCGGAGTGCAGTACAAATGGACCGGCAGTGAATGGTTATTGAGCATTGAAGGTGAATATCGAAAAGGAACCTGGGACCTAAGATTATAGCATAATTACAGCTATGAATGTCCGTAAAATAATTGGTATAGGAGCTCTTTTCTATGCCATGCACACACAAAGGTTTTTATTTTTACACCGCACCCAAAGTAAAATATCTAATGTTTGGGGTCTCGTGGGAGGAAAAAATATAGATTCTGAAACTCCGTGGGAATCACTCAGTAGGGAAATTGGCGAAGAAATTGGGCCAATAAAAATTATCAAAACTATTCCGCTTGAGACATTTGTGAGTAACGATGAAAATTTTCTATATCATACATATTTGTGTGTGGTAAAAGATGAATTTCTTCCTGTGCTGAATGAAGAACACGACGGTTATGCATGGGTTCAGTTTGGTAAATGGCCAAAACCTCTGCATCAAGGATTACGCAATACTCTCACCAACAAAACCAATCAAATGAAATTAGAAACTGTATTTAAAATGTTGAAATTTTTATGATAAAAATATTAGGTGATGTGATGTTGGATAGATGGATCAAAGGCACAGCCACACGCATGAGTCCGGAAGCACCCATTCCAATCATTTTAAAACAGGATGAAAATTTAAATGCTGGCGGAGCTGCCAATGTTGCTGTGAATCTAGCACGTCTTAAAATAAAGGTAGATATCTGGGGTGCTATGTCTAATGACTTAGAAGGGTTTACGTTATTAAATTTGTTAGCGTATGAAGGCATGTCTATTAACATTAAAAGAGATGCTGATTACACCACCGAAAAAACAAGGATAATAGGTCAGGGTGGACATCATGTGGTTAGATTAGATCGTGAAAAATTTTACACAGGCAATGTTGATGATGACTTTGTGGAAACATTGGAAAGAGATGACATTGTTGTGATCAGTGATTATGCTAAAGGAGTTATTAAAATTGATACTGTGTCAAAAATTTTGTCAAAAACACACAACATATTTGTAGATCCTAAACAAAGTCCTCTGTTTTATACTGGAGCGTTCTTGGTCAAACCAAACATGAAAGAATATATGATATGGAATGGTGATTTCGAAGTTGCAAGTGCGATAAAATTCATGCGCAAATATGACTGGACTTGGTTGATAATTACAGAAGGATCAAAAGGTGTGCATATCTTACACACAGATGGACATTATCACCATCACAAAGAACCCAGCAAAGAAGTTGCTGATGTATCAGGAGCAGGCGATGCTTTTCTAGCTGTGTTAATTTATGGAATAAACAAAGGATACTCTGTAAAACAAAGCTGTGAGCTTGCCTGTTATGCTGCAGCTAGGAATGTTGAAAAACAAGGAGTAGTACCAGTAAGTCCACAGGACATTGACAGAGGAGTAGTTTGGACCAATGGAGTATTTGATATCATACACACAGGACATCTTGAGCTACTAAAATTTGCTAAAAGCCAAGGAAAAAAACTAATAGTTGGAATCAATGATGACGACAGTGTAAAAAGATTGAAAGGTGCGGACAGACCAATTAACAAATGCGAAGTTAGAAAAAAACAATTGGAAATATTGAGCTGGGTAGATTCTGTAGTGGTGTTTTCTGAGGATACTCCAAAAAACATCTTGGAAAAAATACGTCCAGATGTAATAGTTAAAGGTGGAGATTACACTGTAGAAACAACAGTGGGAAATGATTTAGCCAAGGTGATAATTTTTCCAAAATTAGAAGGCTACAGCACTTCTAATATCATTAACAAACTAGTGAAATGAATATTTTATTAACTGGATACAAGGGTTTTATTGGTCAAAACTTACTGAAACATTTGCAATCACTGCTGCATAATGTGCAAGGGTTTGAATATCAACCAGGCATACTGCCCAATCTAAGAGACATACATCAAGTGATACATTTGGGAGCTATTTCTAGCACCATTGAAAAAGATGTTGATAAAATTATTTCACAAAATTTTGAATTCAGTATGAGACTACTTTCATTGTGCAACAGTCTTAGAATAAATTTTCAATATGCCAGTTCAGCCAGTGTGTATGGCAACACAACAAATTTTAGAGAAAATGCAGCAAAAAGTCCCAATTCTCCTTACAGTTGGAGCAAATACATGTTTGATCGATATGTGGAATCTGTTCCATACAGTCAATACAAAATAAAAATACAGGGATTCAGATACTTTAATGTATATGGACCTCATGAGGAACACAAATCAGAACAGGCGTCTCCTATTACAAAATTTTCTATGCAAGCCAAAACTCAAAAAAAAATAATTATTTTTGAGAACAGTGAAAATTATAAAAGAGATTTTGTTTGCGTGCATGATGTGTGCAAGGTTCATGAATTGATGTTGCACAAACAAACTAGTGGCATTTTTAATGTTGGTACTGGCATTGCAACCAGCTTCAAAGAAGTGGCTGAATTAATAGCACAAAAGCATAAAGTTCCAATAGATATTGTTCCAATGCCAAAAATGTTGACTCATCAATATCAAACCTATACTTGCTCTAATAACGAACTTTTAAATAAGCATATACAAATACGTTTTCAAACTGTTAAGGAATACATAGACAATGAAAAATAGATTAGAAGGTAAAATAACCAAAGGTTGGGGTTATGAAATTATATGGGCCACCAATGATCAATATTGTGGAAAAATATTAGTGTTTGAAAAAATTGGCTCGAAATGCTCATTGCATTTTCACAAAGCTAAAGATGAGACTTGGTTTGTCAACAATGGCAAGTTTATAGTACGATGGATAGATACTAAAGATGCTAAACTTTATCAAAAAGAACTTACTGAAGGACAGACTTGGCACAATCCTCCACTTCAACCACATCAATTAGAAGCTTTAATGGACAATAGTTCAATAACTGAAGTGAGCACAGCTGACAGTATTGAAGATAATTATAGGATAATTCCTGGAGACACTCAAAAGAATGTTACGCCTGAGCTTCACCCCAACGTAAAATAACAGAACCTTGCACTGCTGCTCCTGTGGTCTTGTACACATTTATGGCCAGCACGTCTGGACCGTTAGGAAATGCTCCTCTACCACCAATTGCAGTGGTAGTCAATTCTTTTAGATTGGATAAGTTCAGTGAATTCAAACTGCCGGGCTGACACAAAAATGAAAATACTTGTTCTCCTGGTACAGCATGTTGTTCAGGACCAAATTGGAAAGTAACAGTGGCACCTGCCGACACAGATGTGGTCAAGGTTTGAGTAAATGTGGCTCTTATCACGGTGGTAGTACTTAGAACGCGACTTGCCACTGCACTCACTGCTGTACCTGCTGGAAATTGAGTGAAAGCTGCTGCTATTCGAGATCCTACTGTGGCAGTGGAATTATTCCAAGTGGCCAGTGTGAAAAATATGAAGTTTCCTGTGTATGTAGAACCTGTGCCAGCTGCTTGTACAGTTGTGCTTATGTTGGTCGCCGCAGCTGATGTGGCATTGGCCGCTGCACTCATTATAACTCTAGTGTACACAACACTTGCTACTGTGGCGTAGCTAGGCGTGATGGATGTGATGGTCTGATTGCCTGTTACAATAGATGCAACAGAGATTCTGTCACCCACTGCTATTTTGATATTTGTGTTGTCTGTGTTTGTAACCAAAAAATCTGTTCTTCCAGACAAGAAAGCTCTATTATAGTTGAGTGAAATACTGTTTTGTATGGTCACACTGACGTTTGCGGCAACAGCACTCTGTGCGTTGGGAACCGCACTCATGGTTATTCTTGTGTAAATTGTACCCAGATAAGCTCTAGTGATGTTAGAAATAGTTTGACCGCCTGTGACGAAAGTAGCGACTGAAATTCTATCTCCTATGCGTAAAGGAGTTGCAGTTAAGCCGTCATACTGAGAGTTAGTTATAAAAAAATCGTTGGTGCTAGTCAAGAAAGCTCTAGTACGTCCTGCAATCACTGCAGAAACATCACCAATTGCTGTCACTGTTTGGCTGACTGTGCTGAATGCTCTTGCGGTGATAGTGGCTGTCAAGCTGCCTTGTATTGTGGTTGTGGTGGTGAATGCACCTGAGCCCCAGTCTACAGATCCTCCCAATGCTATCTGTGCAAAACTAGGCTGTCCGCCTGCAGCCGCAGTGTTCAGTGCAGTCCATGTGATTGAAGCTGGATTAGTTGGATAATTTTTTGGATTTAAGACGCCTTCTATCACAACTGAACCTGATCCTGTATCTGTGGTCACCGCCACTTCATTCAATAACAATTGAGCTCTATTTAATAGATCTCTTTCTCCTAAGTCCCCCGCGATTGCATTGGACACAGACGGTGCTAATCTGATTAAAAAAGATGTTTGTTTGGTAGTAGAGATGCTCAACGCAGTAGTGGCATAGTTGAACAGATATCCTCTATCTTCATCAAATCTACCATCTGTCAATAGCGCCGAACCCCAATGGCTTATTGTAGGAGTTGCTGTGCAGCTTATCAAAACTACTCCTGCTCCAACACTGTGAGCAGACGCACTAGCAGCAGTGAACAATCTGTTGGTTCCTGCTGTGAAAGCACTGTATGTAGAAGCTCTTGTGCAACTGGTCAAAGTATTGCCTGATTTTCCACCATATGTAATCAATTCATTATCTATATAAACTGTGCCATTAGTTGGAAATCTGCTGGCATCTGTCAAAGATATTGTGTTTTGAGCAGCAGTCATTGCAGCTGATAATTTATTTACTGCGCTTCTATTTTCTACTTCATATCGCACAGGTAAATTTGCAGTACGCATGTAAGCTTCTGTGTTGACGTTTGAATTTCTCAATTTATGACAGAAAACAAATCTTCCATCAGCTCCTCTCATCATCCATTCTACAAAACCTGCCGCGTACCATGAGTATTGCATACCTAACATCTGCATGCGCCAAGGTACAAGGTCATAACCGCTTGGACCATTTCCATCAAGTGTATCAATGTTCCAATCATATTGTGGCATATATAATTCTTCAGTGATACAGATTCTAGCTCCGGTAACATTTGAGAAACCACGCCAGTCAGGTGCAATGTTCATTGATGTTTGTGAATTTATTAAAGTAACAATATGACTCATGCCTCTAATCACTATTTTATCACCTACTTTTAATTGATCTTGGAACCTTGTGCCTGTGCCTGTGACTAAATTACTGTCAACGTTTAGAGCGCATGATCCAGCCAATTGATTGGTGCTGGTTCTTCGTACCACTGCCATTTCTTGTCCGTCATATTGATAAAATAAACCATTCTGTTCATCAAATGCTCCTATTCTAACAGTTGATCCATGCCAATACTTTAATAATATTTTACAATCTTGACCTAATTCTGCTGTGACTGTGGTCAGTACAACTGCATTTCTAACTTTGAAACTTCGCGCATCTACAACAGTCTCCACAGTATATTCTTGATTATATTCAAAACTTACGCATCCGATAACCTCGATCACAGCTCCTGCTTGTAGTCCATGATCTGTATCATCCAGCGTGATTGTGATCACACTGTTGATAGCTGTACCATTGGCAGTGGCTGATGCTAGATTGTAGCTGGGAGCGAACAAGCCACCAGTGGTGTACATTATGCCTTTTCCTGATTGATATCTCACATACTTCTTACTTTGACGTATGGCTTGTGCGCCATGACTTGGATTACCTGTGCCCAATTGAACGCCACCGTCAAATGGTCTGTGTACAAAAAATGAATCTGGTCTTGCATACACCACACCGGTAATGGATGCTGAAGTCACGTCCACAGTGCCAGTGGATCTAGCTGTAAATCTTATAGAGTTAGTTGATGGTACTGCTGATATCACGTGTGGACCAGTTCCTAGTTGATGATTAGCAGAAGTCAAGTTTATTTCAATTGCATTCGTTGAGTTATCAACCAATATAAATCTTCCAAAGCCTTGTCCTGTGTAAAAGGTATATGTTAAATTTCTATAAGTTGCATTTAAAGATAGAGTTCTTGAGGTAAATGATCCTGTGGTAGCATCGAAAGAGGTAAGCACTTCGTCCGTGCCTGATGCTACTATTAAAAATACGTCATCACCAAATTCAACGTCAACCCAGTTTGAACCAGCTGGCAGTGAGACAGATGTCCATGTGACTCCGCTGGTGGATAAAGCAGCAGTGCTGGATCCAGTTGCCACCACAAAAAATCTATTGTTGCCAAAAGCAATGCCGCTCCATGTGGCCGATGCTGGCAGTGCTCCGCCCGAAATCCAGTTCAAACCATTGTCCACTGAATACGCATTTGTAGTACCACCCGATGCAATAGCAACAAAATACACACTGGTTCCTACCAATCCATTTGTAATTTTGGTCCATGAAGTGCTGCTTGGCAAAGTGCCGCCTGCCGTCCAAGTGATACCATCTGTTGAATAAGCAGAGACGTTAGAACCACTGGCAATCGCCACAAAATATCCATTGCCAAAAGACACATCAATCCAGTTGGCAGAACTAGGCAGTGTGCTGGCTGTCCATGTTGCACCACTATCATTTGAATAGGCAGCAGCGTTAGAACCAGATGTAGCAATAACCACGAATCTGTCTGTACCACTCACTGTGCCTGCTGTGATTGCAGACCACGTGGCACTGCTGGGCAACGCACCTCCAGCTGACCATGTCTGTCCTGTGGTGGATACTTGAGTAGCAGTTGCTCCTTGTCTTACTGCTACAAATTTTCCGTTGAAACCTTTGACTGACCAGTTACCTGAACCTGTAAGAGTTCTAGTGGTAGAACTTAACGCAGGTGCTGGTGCAGAAGTCACTTGGGATAATATGGTAGTGCCTGGAATCAATCCATGTGCTGATGTAAAATCCACTTGAAAAGTAGCAATTGCGCCCACGTTTAAAAATACTCCAGCTGCTATGCCTGCAGTAAGAGCATCACTGAGACCTAATGTGCTGTACACAGTTAGTGTGTCCCCTGTAATTGGAGTGCCTGATATTGTCTGCCCTGTAATTGCTCCAGAGCCACTGATGGAAGTGATTAAAATTGTGGCATCATTGGCAGATGATAGTCCATCTAAAACTGTGCCAAGCACAGTCAATCTGTTGCCTATTTCAAAGTTTGAACCTGGTGGAGACACCGCAACAGTATAAACTCCATTTGTTCTGGTCACATTAAATTGAGCACCAGTGCCTGCGTGTGCAATATTGCTAGGCACCACAGCCACATAGCTTGCATCTCCTGTAACTCCAATTGGGCTTCCAGTAATTGTAAATGTTGCAATTTCTCCACTGCCACCTACAGTGTCCACAGTCAACACTATATCATTTGCAGGTGAACTGCCACCTAAATCAGAGCCCGCAATAGTCAATGAGTCTGCCACAGTATATCCTGTGCCAGCATTAGCAAGAGCAACGCTGTAAGCTCCTGTGCCTCCTGTGCGTACCACATTGAATGCTCCAGATGCTCCAGTGCCTCCTGTGGCCACCACAGCACTGTATGTGGCTCCTCCTGTGATTGAAGAGCCTGTGAATGTAAAAGCAGATATCGCTGATCCAGCCACCGCTGTAATCAGTATGGTAATATCATTAGCAGGAGTAGCTCCTCCTAAATCAGTACCAACTATTTTAATTTTGTCGCCTTGGAAATAGTCACTGCCAGGCGTATTAAGAGTTACTACAGTGTATGTGCCAGCTGAACGAGATACATCAAATGTTGATCCCGAACCTGCTGGAGCTATCAATGTGCCATTAACACTGTTGTTGGTGTGATCCCTGCCTTTGTATGCTGATCCTAATGTGCCGGTCATGGTCAAAGTTTGACCAACTATGGTAGCAACTGTGTTAGCAATGCCTGAAGAACTGATAGCCATACCATTTAGAATGCCAGTGGTGTCCACAACATCTATGTTGGTGTCTGTAGACAAGGCATTAGAAAGCGTGATAGCATTGATTGTACCAGTGCCAATTAATCCTGCTATTGAAGTTCCAGCTGCAATAGAAGCAGATCCAGTCACAGGTGATCCTACCACTGGAGCTGATCCAGTGTAAACAATTGAAGTAGCCCCGCTTGCTGCTGCTAAAGCCAACTGTATGCTGATAGCAGTACCATTACTGAACAATGAAAAGCTGGGTTGACCAATAGTGGCTCCTGTGAAAAAAGCTGCTGCTCGAATTTGTGCAAATGAAGTGAAAAGACTTTGACCCTCTGCAGTGCCAACTCTAGCGCTGGCAAAATATGTAAAGCTCACTGCACTGGGAGTGCTGAACACAATGAACGCGCCTTCGGCTCTAGCGAATCCTGACACTGTTGTATTCAAACCTTTCACAGTAATTGGATAACCTTTTTCTATACCGTGAGTACCATTTGTGGTCACAGTGATCAACGAACTACCAAAGGCTCCAGTATTGATAGACGCGTCAGTAGTTATGGCTGAGATAGATAGATCACTTCCAGGAATTTCATACACAGAAGGATACATTCTAATAAGTCCTAAGGCCTGCCATTTGGTAGGTTGAAGACCATATTCGAAGTCAGCATCCAACATGGCCTGAGGAGCGGCCACACGCATTCTTTCGATTGCGTCCGTGCCAAAGTCCCAAGGTCTTATTTCTTGGCTAGATTGTTCTACAAATATTTGAATACTAGCACTGCTGGTTAAGTTGCTGGTGTCAGCACTTAGATCTATTGTAGTAATTGCATCAGATTTTTGAGCCCAGGTTCTGAAATCTACATCACTTAATAAATTACCATCTCCACTGCTGCGTCCTTGTTTCAAACTGATAGATATAGAATTTGCAGGGTCAGCAAAACTGTACAATATTTCTGAATTGTCAGTGTCAGTGATCAATAGTATATCTGAAACGTCAAATTGTCCTATTATTCTAATAGAACTTACGCCAGGAATTTTGGCAGGCATGGCTGGAATACCTGAAGTAATCACGGTTCTAAATATGTTCCATAAAGTGGTATTTTGTGCGGCTGCATCACTTTCCGCATTAATATTTGCATCTATCACCTGAGGTGTGGTGTTGCCATATGTGACTGGATTCTGAATATTTTCAAAAATATAATCATTAATAATATCTCGTAGATAGGCTTGACCAGTGGTTTCTGGTGTGACATCTCCTCTGATCTGAGGTTCACCATCAATCCAAAAATAATCTGCTACCTGTCTGCTTTTGACATTGCCACCATATTTCACATCGTGAACAACTGCATCTATAAAAAATCCCACATCTCGTGTGCATTTTTGCGAAGCGTAAGTGTATCCTGTGTATGCTGATGTGATTGTGCCTGCCACAGTCTGTGAACCTGTGGTAGCACTTGAAAAACTTACTGATGTTGTGGTGCAAGCAGTCACAGTCTTTGTGCCATTGTATCCTACAGGTGTGACTCCAGCCACAGTGATAGTCTGACCCACAATGTATGGAGGATATGCTTTGGTAGCAAAAGTGAGAGTGGCAGTGACACCATTGCCAGCGGCTGCTGTGGTAGTGATAGTTCCCACTGATATGCTGAAATCTATGAATTTTACTACTTGATTTTGTAAATGACTTTTGTTCAATAATAACAGTTGAGCTGCAAAAGGATATAGGCCATCATCCTTGCTGATACCAGGTTCAAACACATAATTTTTAATTTGCTTTTTAGCCATTTTATTTTCTGTTGATGTAAGACATTATATTTACCTATGCTCCAAAAGCCACAGCTAATGCTATGGCAGTTCTGTCCACGTAGTCTTTACGTGTAATATTTGAAGCCACAGTAGGCGCATTAGTCACTGTAGCACTGACAAAGGCTGCTGTGCTGGGTGTGGTCGCTCCTATGGTGGTGTTATTGATTGTGGTATTTTGCACAGGCACATTTGATCCTGTGGCATCAATTCTTCCAACCTCGGTGCTCTGTCCTTGTGTTTTAAAAATCACATCACCCAATGGTTCAATTTCTAAATTAGACACAGTGCTGCCATCATCTACTGAAGCAATGAATGATGTGATCAGATTGGCATTGGTTTGTATGTTACCATAGGTTAGATTGGAGCCAAAAGTTGTTACATTGGTGCCCACAGTTAGAGCAGTGCCGATGTTCGCTTGTTGACCAACTATTATATTTTTTTGTATGCCCACACCACCAATGATTGCTAATGCTGCTCCTGACTCTGAAGCTGCTGTGTCATTCACAATGGTAGTGAGATTCAAAGTGCTGTTTGAATCCACCTGAAGAGTGTCTTGTAATACAGTGGGTCCGGCCACTGTTAAAGATGTGGTTGAAATATCCACAGCCGTAACAAATGTAGAGCTGGTAACACTGTTGGCTATCAGTTGACCTGTGGGAGATACACTAAAACCTAGGCTTTCAAAGCCATATTGCGAAATAAAAGGGTTATTAATCACGGGCATAATTTTGCTCTAATAGTGTTTGTATTTGTATTTATCTAGGGTAGTCTTTAAGTGGTGACTGGATTAAGAGTTTCAAAATATGTGGCTTGAAACGTTATTTTAGAATCATTGTACGCACTGCTGCTGGCGCTGGCTAGCAATTGTATGTTGGTGTAGTTAACCACAGCATTTAGATTAATCAACTCATTGCCTAAATTAGCACGGCCATATATTGTAACTGTGGCTGTTTCAGGGCCGCCTACAACAAGACATCTAATAATTTCCTTGTTCGCTGTGTTGAAATCTACAAATATGGTGTATTCAGCAGCTGACACTGAAGTGAAAGGCCATTTATCTATCACTGTGTTGTCGCGAATAGCTGTAAAATTAGTGCCCACTGAAAAGTTCAATCCGTTCTTTAATAAAAGAGTGTTTCTTGGACCTTTTCCAAACAATTGACTTACATCAAACATATGTTGTATTTATTGATAAAAATTTACTTTTTATTCTTTTTGTAGCCGTGTTTAATAAAACTATTTACAGATTGTACTATCTTTGTTTCTATTTCTTTATCCATATTCATTGCATTTTCATTGGCTCTGTCCACAGTTTCATCTATGGTTATTCTTAATGGACTGTAGATTCTTTTTTCTGCATTCATATTGATGCAGTGAAATTTAGGACTATCAGGATATGACACATTGATTGGATAGGTAGACCCTAGCACTACCGTGGCTGTTTTTTCAAAAGCATGTGCAATATGTTGTCCAAGACTGTCGCATCCTAAAAAATGATCGCACTGTTTAATAACAGAAGCCCAGACTCTTACATGTACTCCTTGTGGATTAGCCACTGGAAAATTTATCTGATATTTGGAAAAATCTATTGGCGACTCTGTCATAATAATCATAGCATAGGTTTTTCCGAGTTGTCTTATTAGACTAATTGTATTATCAATTTCAAAACTTCTACCA